GGATTATCAGAAAATTACAATTTGTATGATGCAAAAAGTGCATTTTATGCATATTCTAGGCAATATCACCCAGATACATCAAATTGTAATTTTTTAACTAAAGAAGAAAAAGAAAGTATGTTTCATGTCATAGAAACTGCATATAAACAAATTTTAACTGAAAAACAACTATGTGAAATTGACGCCCCAATGTTTACACAATATGAATATGAACCAGATATATGTATAGAAAAAAATAACGATCTAACTACTTTGGAAAAATTTAATACAACTTTTTCAAAAGTACACGCTGAAGAAAATTATGATAATCCTTGGAGTATTCACTATAATTTAAACACTACAAGTACTAATCAATTAGATATACTAAGACCAACTGAATATAAAATAAATCATTATTATGAATACGGAATAAATACTTGTTCAGATTTTAGCAGACAGGGTCAATACACGGATATTAACTATATATCAGAAAATCTAGATAACGTTGAACTAAAATCTACCGATATAAATACTCTATTAGAAACGAGAGATAAAATTGATTATTCTCCTGAAATAACTTTACAAGAAGAATATAAACAACGTGTACTTAAACAAATAGAAAAAGATAAAAGACAGGTTCAATTAGAGAGAGATATAAGAATATTAAAACTTAATTAATTGAGTCCCGATGAAGTTTGGATAATTTTGTCCAATCACCAACTGGTGTACCTAAATATGGATGGTGCGTCCAACCTGGTGTAATATTACCATTTGTTTCATGATGTTTAATAGGAATAGAATGATTAACAATTGGCATATTTGTACCTTTAACGACGCTATGAGTAAAATTTAACGCTCTTTCCGAATTGTTATTTAAATTATATCCAATATTATTTTGAGGATTATTAATAATATCCCAATCTACAAAAGCTCCCTGGTCTCCATGATGTAACGGGGAAGAATTATCAAACAAATGTGTAGGTACATTTTCATACTTACCGGCTTGATTAACAGCTTTACCCTCTGGCACAAAAATTAAATAATCTTGCTTAATAACATCTCCGACTGGACCAAGTATACTTGGTGCTGCTGCTATAAAGTCATATTCTTCACTTAAGTGTCTACCTATGTTACCTTGTAATATATGATGTTTTTCTTCGGGAAATACAGAAGGGTCAATTTTATTATTAATATGATCGTGAATCTTAGAAGTCATTTAATACATATAAAGAAAAAAATTTAATCAAAAGTTATAACAAATGTATTAGATATAATATTAACATGTTTAATTATATTTGGAGATAATTCTTTTCGTTTATTAGTTTTGTTAGTACTCTTTAATGTTTCATTCATATCTTCATCTATCTTATTAATATTTAAAACTACATAGTTTAACAACTTATTTTCTATAAACCATCGAAAAAAATTTAGTTGACCTATAGTTGTTGTTATTATACCATTATATTCATTATTTATTTTATTTAGTTCTATATCTATTCTGTTTCTTCTACAAAAAGGATCAAAATATTTTTTAGAGTAAGCTTTTAATTGATTTTTATAACTTAAATATATAGAAAAAATATATTTACTACCCATTTTATAATTTTCGTAATAAACATTATATTTTTTAGCGTAATTAGTAACCAACCAATCTAATATTCTAAGAGATATATTTGATTTTTGTTCAATAATTGGTAGTAATATATCCAAATTAGATTTATGGCTATAGAAAGATAAAAGAGAATCAAATAATAATTTCTCTTTAGTATAGATATCCATAGAGAACTTTAATTTAAATTTTAATTTAAGTCTTTAAGTAATTTAAAGATAATGATTATACGTATAATATATGGATATTCCACATAGTCAAAAAATTACAAATCCTAACTTTATTCAATATTTAACAAGAAGTATACTTATTTCATGGAATTATAGAGGAGACCCACAATTTCCATGTCCTCAACCTGTATCAATAGAGCGTAAAAATTTTGAAAAATTAAAAATGTATGATTATCTAGTTGGGGTTAAAAACGACGGTATTAGATATATTATGTTCTTTACACGAGATAAACGTAACAGAAAATTATGCATTTTATGTGATCGTTCATTAAATTACTATATGGTAGATATTAAAGGCGATGATACACTTTATAATGACACTTTATTTGATGGAGAATTAGTATATTCAAATGGAATCTATTCTTTTATAGTTTATGATTCTGTTTCATTATGTGGAAATAAAATTAATAAGAATAATTTTGAATCTAGACTTGCTGAAATAGATTGTTGTATTAGAACATTAATAAAACCTAATGATACAAATAGTATTAACATTGAAACTAAAACATTTTATAGATACACAGATTTCTCATCATTTTTAACTCATTATAATAATGAAAAAAATACAGATGGAATTATATTTATGCCAAATAAATTACCCGTTCTAACTGGTACTCAATTTTCAATGTTTAAATGGAAACCAGAACACACGGTTGATTTTCTAATTCGTTTTAAAGAGAATAAAGATTTATCAGCTTTTGTTTATAATAAGGGTGAATTAGTACATTTTGCTAACATTATATATGAACAAGTAGAAGGCGAAAAATTTATTGATAAATTTTATACTCTCAAAAATGTTAAAAATGAATGTATATTAGAATGTTTATATAATAAAAACTTACAAAATTTTACACCACTTCTAGTAAGAACAGATAAGAATTACCCAAATAGTTTAAGAACTGTTGAACGAACTTTATTTAATGCACAAGAAGATATTCAAATTGAAGAATTCACTAAAAATAAGTAATGTATGTAATATTTTAGACATTCATAAAAATCTATTATTTATTAAAATTAATACAATGTAGATTTTTATACTAATTCAGTTTTAGATATTAAAAGTCCGTACTAACTTACTTCTTAGGGGCTGTCTTAGGGGCTGTCTTAGGCGCCTGACCAGGGATCTTAGGCATAAGTATACCAGCCTGGGCCTGTAGAGTAGCTGGAGCTGCACCAACCGGAAGCATAAGACTCTCAGGACCAGTTACTTTGCCAATTGGTTTTATGCCGGTAACATCAAATACGTCACCTTTTAGCTGAGAAGCGGGAGTGTGGTAAATGATACCGGCGCGCTGGTCAGCCGCGGGACGATTTAGACCAAACTTGTTCTTACCGAAGAAAAGCGAACCACGTGCATAGGCCTTCTCGAGGGAAGACACATTACGCATGCTAGGGCGACACTGCTTAGTATTACGGTCAAATACAAGACCCTGTGCCTTGCACGCGGCCGCCATCTGAGCCTGAGTCATTGTACCACCCCTTGCAGCCGCACGAGCAGTACGGGCAGCCTCTAGACCAGCACCACGACGCGATCCGCGGCACTGACGAGTCTCCATGTCAAGAACTAGTCCCTGTGCCCTGCACGCCTCACGGAGAGAAGCAAGGGTTGGAGCACCAGACCTAGCCTGACCACGACGCGATTCGCGGCACTCACCAGTTTCGGGGTCAAATACAAGACCCTGGGCCCTACACGCAAGCTTCCTCTGTGTCATAGAATCTGGATTTACAGGACGAACACCAAACTTGTTCTTACCGAAGAAAAGCGAACCACGGGCATAGGACTTCTCGAGGGAAGACATACCACGCATGCTAGGGCGACACTGCTTAGTATTACGGTCAAATACAAGACCTTGTGCCTTGCACGCGGCCGCCATCTGAGCCTGAGTCATTGTACCACCCCTTGCAGCCGCACGAGCCGCACGAGCAGCCTGTAGACCAGCACCACGACGCGATCCGCGGCACTGACGAGTCTCCATGTCAAGAACTAGTCCCTGTGCCCTGCACGCCTCACGGAGAGAAGCAAGGGTTGGAGCACCACCCCTTGCAGCCGCACGAGCAGTACGGGCAGCCTGTAGACCAGCACCACGACGCGATCCGCGGCACTGACGAGTTTCGGGGTCAAATACAAGCCCCTGGGCCCTACACGCAAGCTTCATCTGTCTCATAGAATCTGGATTTACAGGACGAACACCAAAAGAATTACCAAATTTAACCATTATTACTTATAATAACGTAAGAAAAAAAATAAAAATAAATAAAAATAAAAATAAATTAAGAAAATAATTTAATATATTTAGAAATTAAATTATCTTTAAAATCTAAATCCTTGAGAAATTCTGTAAATTCACCCTTTTGAAGAGGAACTCTCTCTAGATCTTTTGAATTTATTCTAATATCATCATAGTTTATGAATAATTTACGCGCAGTTATAAAATCGAAGTCTTCACCAATTTTATACTTATTTAATTTTATTATAGATTCTATATTGTTAAATTTTTTTATTAATGAGTAAGATGTTTGTGGACCTACACTTGGAATATATGGACAATAGTCACATCCACATAATATACAGAAGTCTACAAATTCTGTATAACTCATTCCGAAATCTTTTAATATTTTATTTAAAGATACCTCTTGAATATTTCCTTTAATATTTGTTCTTAAAACTGATTCACAACCAAAGGTTAATGTATCTGTATCATCCGATACGACATAATCAACCGCATTAATTTTCTTCAAATAAACGCATGTCTTCTCCGCCTCTCCATCTGCTTGTATATATGGAATACCGCTATATTTTAAAAAATTCTTACATTCTTCTATATGGTATTTTGTAACATGAACTATTTGATTCGATAATCTATCTATTTCTGCATGTATCTTTTTAATATCCTCTTGACTGGTTCCATCACTTATTGTATCTTTCAATACTGAAATTTTATCTTGAATTTTTTGCCTAGCGTGCTGTCTTTTTTGTAATGTATTCTTTTTAGCATCGGGGGGTATACCGTCAAATACAAATACGGGTAGAATATTGTGTTTTAAATAGTAATTTATTCGATTGGCAAACCCTATAATATGACTATTTGGTATTTTAGACATATGTACATACTTATATATTAAAATGCTACAATCTATCGCTAGTACTTTATCTGCATATTCTTTTACATTATGTTCAGTAACAGAGTCTGGTGAGTACTTCTTAATTAGAGTGTTTAGGCTGCGAATACCCATAACTTACTGTTAATATAGTTAAAACCTTTAAGTTATTTTGTTGTCGTAAACTAGTCTCTAAAATTTACAGACTCTTCAGGGCAATCGTTTGTATCTAAAATATCTATACTTCTTTTTAATGGTTTAAATTTTGGATGATTTTCTACACCCTCAGTTCTATAATATTCTACTTCTTTCCAAAAATTAAATAATATTGGAATGTTATCATTTAACCAATCGTAATTAATGTGTATTCTAACAACGTTTAATATTTCTTCATTATTTGGACTTGCTGGTTTATATTCTATAAAATCTGCTAATTTAAGACCTGTTATTAACATGTTTAGTTGTACTTGCGGGTAATAATACTTAGGACATTTATTTAATTCTATTTTTCTTTTGTAAGGACATTTAACTTCGAGCAAAATTGGATGAGCGTTTTGATCATCGTTTTTAATACATATTCCATCTGGAGATCCAGCTAAAAAATAATAATCACTATTAGAATTTTCTCGAGATACATCTGTGTATGATATAAGTCCAAAGTTATAATTAGTCATTCCCATAACTCTACAATATTTTTCTATAGCATAGTCTTCGTATCTTTGTCCGTGTAAAGTTGCTACATTAGAAATAAACGGTTTTGGATCATATCCGCATTTTTTAAATAGTAATTCATG